CGGTTGAGAACCTGAATTATTCTGAAAGCGGATTGCTGAAAACTTTCAGGAAGTACTTCAACAGGGAATCCGCCGCCAGATATGCCAGAAATCCAGAAATGATAGCCAATAAAGTGTATGCCAACCGGATGGGCAATGGGAACGAAACAAGCGGGGATGGATGGAAACACCGTGGGCGTGGTCCATTGCAAATAACAGGATATAACAACCAGGAGCAATTTGCCAATAAAATGAAGGACTTACAGATACTTAAAAATCCTGCTTTGATATCTAAAAAATATTATTTCGATAGCGCATTGTTCTTTTTTGATGAAAACAACCTGTGGCATTTATGCGAGGAAGTGGACAATCAATCCATCATCAACCTCACAAAAAGGATCAATGGAGGTACGAACGGACTTCAGGACCGCATTTCCCTCACCAACAAATATTACGGGATGTTATGAAACTCTTTTTTAAAATATTCGTTTTAGGCTGCGCAATGGCGGTGTTAATAGCTTCGCTTATTGGATTGTTTATAATACAAAACTTATGAAATTAGAACTCAAAGACATTATTTATATCGCGCTCCTGGTTGCGGCCGGATATTTTATATTTTCCCTGAATTCCGAATTAAGCGGTGCCAATAAATCCATTAAAACCCTGAATGTGGAATTGAACGACCAGAAGGAATCCAATATAAATGCATTTGAGGTTTTGGAAGAAAAAATCAACTCACAGGTTGACTTGACCCAAAAACTGCAAGTTGATATTCTTGATTTGGAGAACTCAAAAACCGCAATTTATCATAAAAGCAATGAAAACAAGACTATTATTAATAGCACTCACAATGCTGACAGCCTTGCCCGCCTTATCTCAAGAAGATACCGTTAAACTTCCGTTTGATATCGCGAAGCGGGTAGCACTGGATTTGGTGGAGCTGGATGAACTCCGGGCCACTACTTTAATCAATACGCTTATAATCGGCAAATATAAGTCTGCAGACCAATTGCAGAAACAAACGATCTCAGACCAGGACCAGCAACTGCAACTGATATTCAAAAACCTTGGCATTACCGAGACCCAGTTAAAAGCCGAAAAGGATAAAAAACCCGGATGGTTCAAGCGCTTTTTGATTTTGATAGGAGCCGCCGGAGTTGGGTATGTGATTGGTGCAGCCCTTTCCCCATAACCCCTAGCCCCCAAAAGGGGGAACAATTCCCCCTTCGGGGGCTAGGGGGATTTAAGTAATTATTAACACTAATTTATAACAAATTGTATAAAATGTTATATATTCGTTAAAACAACCCCCTTTGAACAAACAGCTGATTCCCTTCCCCCTCCCTGAGCATTTGAACGAATTCGTGATTTCCCAGATGAATACTCCAGTTCAGGAACTGGAAGATGGAAGCCACACAAAAGCCCTGCATATTAGACGGGACAGTGAATTTGGAAAGCTGATACATCGCTGCTTAAAAAAAGGAAATAAACCGGCATTTGTCAAGGAAGGCTTTACGATGTACTTGGCAGTTTCAAATTATGCCGGGGATCATGACAAAGCTGTTCCTGGGGGAAAATATTCGTTTTTATGCCTTGGCGAGGAGGAGATCAAAGAAATCGTTTCGGTTTTTGATACCTGGTTTAAAACCTGCTTGATTCATTTTGTGGATGGGGCCGTTTTTGCGCATACCTTCAATGGAAAAACAAAAGGAATTGTTCACGCCTCCATCACCGAGTTTATGAATTATTACAAAATTTCCAACTCAAAAACCAAATTTGACACCTTTGTCAAGTATTACGATCGGGAAAAGAAGGCGAAACGCCAGCAACTACAGCGGTTCACGTGATTTATCGAACATGTGTCCTTTTTGTTTTGGCGTTTTTAGGGGATTTTGGCCATAATTTGTCCAAATAACATCATAAAATGCCATTCGAAATTTCGGTTATCTCATTATTTCAAAAATGCGTGTCCTTTTCTTAACAACTCCTATACACTATTATTGAATCTCACTTTAAAGAAGGACAATGTTCTCTCATTCAGATTCTGATATTATTTCTTCAAAATGGGCCATCAGTGAACAACATGCACAAGCGTGGCTGTTAATGGTTGCTCAAATTCTCCAGGGAAAACAATTAAAACAATCCAAATCTACCATCACCAAGGAGGCGCAACTTGAAAGCCGCCGCTATATTGTAGATGGAAACGGTGACTATGTAAACAGGAACGAGCATCCCAACACGCCCGATGGCAGTATTGGGGTTGTTCAAATTGCCGGGCCTATGCAGCGATATGGTTCCTGGTCCAATTGGGGAGCAGATGAACTGGTTGCTTTTGCGGAACAGTTTGAAAGGGATCCCAATATTATTGGTCAGATCTGGCTACTGGAAAGCGGCGGTGGAACTGTAACATCTATTGCACCTTATCTTGAATTTCTGAATAAAAAAACAAAGCCTGTTATTGGTCTAGCCGATATTTGCGCCAGTGCCTGCCTTTATGTAGGAGTTGGCACAGACAAATTATATGCCCGCAACAATATTTCGGCAATGTTTGGGAGTATCGGAATGATGGCCACTATAGTTGATTTTTCGGAATACCTGAAAAATTTAGGCATAAAAGAGCATCTTATTTACGCCACTCAATCTTCATTTAAAAATAAAAGTTCCATAGAAGCTCTTAAAGGCAACTATGAGGAATTTAGAAAAGAACACCTGGATCCGGCCGCGATCCAATTTCAGAATTTCGTTAAACAATCCCGCCCAAACTTACAGACAGACGTGGAAGGCATCCTAGAAGGAAAAATGTTCTATGCTGAAGCAGCAGAAGAATATGGGATTATAGACGGAATAAAAGATTTTGAAGAAGCAGCTGAACAGGTCAAGTTTCTGGCAGGTGCCAGATCATTCATGTTTCAATAACCAAATACTTAAAAACCAATGAAAAAGTTAGCAGCAATGTTCCCGCTGATTTTTGCCTTCCTGAACATCAACATGGAGGACAAATTGAACGCCAAGGAAACCCTGGAATTGTCCGCAGAGGACAAAGTTAAACTTGATGCGGCCGCGAAAATTGAAGGCTTCGCAGAAAAGTTTATGACAGATTACAACACGGCCCTTGCCAGTGAAGACACCGATAAGGCATTGAAGCTTGTGAGTGCCTATATGAAAGAGGTGCAAGCTGAAGATTCCGATGCTGAAAAAGCGACAGGAAAAGAAGATGCTTCAGAGAAATCGGCATCTACCGATGTGGAAAAACTGATTTCCCGCCAAACTAAAATGGAAGCGGAAATGAAAGTTATAAGAACCGAAAACGAAAAAATGGCCAAAAAGCCGGAAACCGATGAATCGGTGGAAATAATCAAAGGAAGTGCAATGAAGAATTCAAAAATCGCGCATTCCAAGACTCACTTGTTCGCGAGCAATGATGTCTGGAACGAATTTGCGGGCAGACCTTGGAACGAGGCAGCCAGACAAGCAATGGCCGGTGAAACCATCACTGCGGCCACCAACTGGACAGAAACCGCCAACATTGACAAGTTGAATTCTGATATCCAGGCTTATTTCCGCAAAGATCCTATGTTGATTCATACCACCCTGCTTGACGGGTTGCAAATGAAGAAATATGTGGAGCTTGTAAGTGGGGTAAGTGATGAATATGTGTACACTACCATTGCAACAGGTGAAATCACTCAAACCTTAAAATCCACGTTCCTTCCAAAAAACAAAGCGAAGTTTGAGGCAGAGATCGGAAAAGTAAGGGATATCCAAATAGACATGTTGTTTAAAGGATATGAGTTGAAAAAACTTGAAAAAGCCTACCTAAAAAACATTGCCGCTTTGGGAATTACAGATTCCAATCCACATAAAATGCAGTATGTAAATTATGTGGTGACCGAAATTATGAAGCGTGCGCGCAAGGAAGATAAAATTGTCATGGGACGTGGAGTTTACTTCAGTGATCCAAACAGAACTACTCCTGCCAGCTTTATGAACAACTTTGACGGCTTCATTAAATTGATCCTGAGAGCAAGAGGTACTAAATACAATCCATTTATTGTTGGAAAACCTACTTCACAAAATATTTACGATTATATAAATACCATGTGCGAGCTATTGCCGCATGATGTGAAGATCCTGCCTGAATTGCAATATGTTATCTCTCCATTCTGGAAACGCAAATACAACGAAGCCAGGAAGAATATTTATGGCGGAAATACCAATTATACAGGTGATACAGATACAGTAGATAATTTTGCCAACATCGAATTGGTTACTTATGATCAACTGGAAGGCGAAGATTTGATGTACATCACCACAAAAGACAATGAGTATAGTTTGACCGATAAGCCGGGAGAAGATGGATTTATCCAGTTTCAAAAAGGCGGTGAAGATCCAAGGGATATCAAAGCTTTTGGAGATTACAAACTGGGTACTTTTATTGCCGTGTTTGGACGTAAGCAATTAGATCTGGCCGCAGACAGTTTTGAGAACCAATTATTTTTCTCTAACGATGTGGAAGCATTGACAACCACTTATGTGCCGGTTGCCGCAGATGATGCCACACCTTCACTTGCTGTTCACAATAGCCTTGTGATTGGATCTAACAACACGCAGGCCACAAATATCACCACTTTTGATGATGCCACTGTTGGATCCCGCGTTTATGTGACAGGAAATCAAGACACCCTGGTTTCTACCGTGAAGAATAATGCTAACATTATTCTTGCCTCTGGAGATTTTGCCTTGACCAATGGATCCTTGTTAGTGCTTCAGGCATTGGCAGGAGGAAAATTCATTGAGATAAGCAGGAAAGTTGCCGGAGCTACAGTTGCTGCCGTGCAGATAGCGCTTGCCGCTGATGCCACTACCGCTGATGCCGCCGATGGTACTTCATTCGTGACCGTTGCCAACACTGTTGCAACTGCCATTACCGATATCGTGAATGCCGTTGTTGGAGAGCAATACACCATCACCGGTGGATCTGCTACCAATGCGACTACTATAGCCAGTGCAGGGAATTTCTTCCTTTCTGCTGCTATAACCCTTAATTTGGGTGTATATATCACTGTAGAATTTAACGGAAGCAAGTTCATAGAAGTTGCCCGAGGATAGTACAAAGATCCCCGGGAAACCGGGGGTTTTTATTAATCTTAATACATAAAAAAGATGTCATTTATAAAAGTAAATATCCCAAAAACCAATATTGCCGGTGCCGGAGCGGCGCAGGGAAAAAACACCAATATTGTCCTGTTTGATTGGGCAGATGTTCTAAGCACCCCTACCAGGGACAGTAAAGGAATAAAAATGGTGGGTAGTTATGTTTTCCTAGCGGGGAAATATGCAATCAAGATCTATGCTACCTCCAGTTCCATTTCCTTGCCCCGATCAAGCGAGGGGGAAGAAGATTCCATGTCATTCCAGGCATTGCCAGAATTCACTCATCCGGGATCTCCGGTTGAGCTTGAAGAATTTTTGGCCAATATGACCAACCGGGCAGTCGGTTTGGCCGTAGAAGTTGGGGATTGTGACGGCACCGAAGCTCCTTATTACAAAGTGTACGGAAGCCGTTGCAACCCATTGAGCCTTATGGTTGAAGGGACCGATAACAACGAAGGTGTGAAAGACCTGATCAAGTTTCAGCAATTCAGGAGAAGTCAGAGCTTACCTGGTAGATACTACAGTACTTTCACTTTTGATGTAGCTACTTTGGTCGCGATCGATGCCGCAACGGTTGATGTTTCGACAGGAGATGGTGAATACCAACTTCAGGACAACACTGTAGCCAAAGCGATCACCGATCTTACCAATGCAGTACAAAATGGCACTTATACCTTGATAGGTAGCGGTGGCACCAACCCTGCAACGATAGCCAGCGGCGGGAACTTTATCCTTGCCGGTGCAGCCGGGTGGACAGGACTTGCCGGTGCCAGGATCACGCTTAAAGCATTTGAACAAGCCACGGGCGTGTTCGTGTTCTTTGAGCACAGCAGAAGCATATAAGAAGTTTGTTTGATTCGTTAGTTAGTTAGTTAGAAAATCCGCTTTCAGCAATGAGGGCGGATTTTTTTTGTCGATATAATTCGTGCGCAACGAACCTGATTCGTGCAAGTCGTGCGTTTTGCCGTGCGCAAAGAAACCCTCTAACTACAGGTGTTAAGCGTTCATATTTACTTTTCTGCACGATTGCACAGTTTTTTAACCACTTTTAGAGAGGGGTATGTCTGGCTTGTTACCTTAACTGTCCTTTTGTTACCTTCTTCAAAATGCTAGGTTTGATATATTAGAATAAATCATCTAAAAAATCAGCATTATGAGCCACAAGCAACGTGTGATCGACTTCATTAAATTTGACCGTACCCTTACGGAAGCAAAAACCATTTACAATTCCCTTCCAAATAAATCTTTATCCTTCCTGGGCAGCTTTAACCGGATGCGGGACACCGAAGCAGACCGCAAGCTGGTAGCTTACCATTTATGCAAGGCCGTGGGGCTTGAAGAAAGGCAAATGCTGGCACTTTGGGGAACCAAGGTGCAATCGCAACCTGAAGAAGAAAAAACGCAGCCTGAGATGGTTGTAGTTGATTTTTCCGGCACCACATTGGAAAAAATTCTTTCATTAAATCCTGCCACAGCCTCCTGGAAAGATATACAGGAATTAGCGGGCGCATTGTCTGATAATAGTGAACGCGATCCTGAAGGCCGTAAAAAAGTAGATCTACTTGCCTTTATTAAATCGGAAAGGGAACTGGCAATTGTGGAGACTTCAAAGGAAGTGCCGATAGAAGTCAAAAAAACCATCAAACTGCGGGAACAATTTCCGTTTTTGAGGGAGAAAGATTGTCCGGATATGTTGAAGCTTTTGGTGAACGAGATGATCACCGCATACGAGAAATACAAGGCCGGCCGCCCTCAATTGTTCGCTTCGCTTACTGCCGAAGAGGAAGGATTGTTGTCCCGTGACATTGTAGATAATTTTATTGAAAACAAAGAGGCTTTTGCCGAATTGGAGCATTATAAAAACAACGGGCAGATCCTTGGTGCTCATCCAATATTCGAAGCGCAAAAAATCAAGGAAGAACTGGATGCTTTAAATGCCGAAGAGTTGAGTTTGAAAGCCAGTGCCCTCAGGAAAAACATATCCACCAACAAGAAGAAATCGGGTGAAACCGAAAATGTGGAAGACCAGGCGAAGTATGATGCTGCCGTTGAATTATATAGCTGGCAAGCTCAATATGTAAAATCCTTGCTCAAAAAGAAATAATTATGAATGCAAAAGAAGCACGAGCAAAGTCGCTGGAAAACCAAATGACCAGGGAAGAAGCTTTAAAGGAGATTGAAATTCAAGCTAAAACTGGTTTTACTAGTTGTGTTCTTGGTTTCGGAAAAAACCTAAGCGATTCAGCTGCTATGGAACTTATGAAAGATGGATATAAAATCAGTAAGCATATAGATTCTATTAACGGACGTGAATTCTATAAAGCTGATTGGTAAATGAATTATGACAATGCCATCTAACAAAATGATATTGAATGAACTGGATAGCCAGCTCCTCGCAGATGTGAGGAAGCTGGCTTCTTGCAATTTTGGTCCCAGTGATATTGCATTGAAACTGGGAGTGAACAAAACGGCCTTCCTGGGGATTTGGAAGGACAAGAAATCTACTATTCGGGAAGAATATGAAGCCGGGAGATTATCAATTCAGCATAAAAAAATGAAGGCGTTAAAGCTGGAAATCAAAATCGGAAATATTACGGCTATCCAGATCCACGATAAGATGGTTCTGGAAACCGAATTTGAAACCAAGAAAAAAGAAATATTCGGACTTGAGTAAGATCATGGAGAAAATAGCAGAAGGCGAACATTATCAACTATTGGAACAATGGTCAGGTGATGAGAGCGTGGTCCTTCCGGACGGCATTCAGGATTATGTGAAACAACTGGAATATGCCCGGGGTTTTATTTATTCAGGCTCTTCTCCCAATACTGCTTCCCGGAGGTTGCAGCTTCATTATCCCGATCTTTCCGTAAAACAGGCGAAATCCCGCGTACGGGATGCCGTGGAGTACTTTTATATTGATGGGGACCTGAAAAAGGATGCTTACCGCCACATTCATTATGAAAAGCAAATGCAGGCGGCGCAGCTTGTTTTGGAGACTGCCAGATCTGCAGCCGATATTAAGATAGCTTCCGAAATTTGGGAGCGTGCCGGAAGGGCAAAACAATTGCACTTGCCAGATGCCGAGGAATTTCCGGAAGGAATGTTCGAGCAGAAATGGAAAATCTATTCTTTGGACACCTCAGATGTTGGACTTCCAGAACTGGCAGACCGGAACCAACTGGGAGCAATGATAGACAGCTTCAATGTTACTGAAGCGGAAAAGATTCGTTTAAAACAAGATGCCGGAGTAGAACCCCGCGAAATATTGGATTTCAATGGCCAGAAAGAGAGCGCTCCCGAAGAATGAGATAGATGTTGAATTGCGGTACGCCAACTGGCTTGCCCAAACAATATTAATGCTGCAGCCCAAAAATCTTGGATTAGTGGCAGGCCGGGGTGGAGGAAAAACCACGGAGATTGCCGCGCAACGCCTTCAGGATATTTCTTATGATATGCCCGGCTGTTATATTGCCCTTTCCAGTGACACTTTTATGAATGCCAGGAAGAACGTGGTGCCTTCTTTAATTGAGGGTTGGAAACGGAACGACTGGATGGAAGATCACCATTTCGTTTTTAATCGAAGGCCACCTTCCCATTTCGATAAACCTTACAAAGCGCCAATTGAGTGGAAGGATTCCATTACAATTCATAACGGCACCCACCTTAAAGTAATTTCCCAGGACCGGCCTTCCGGTGGTGCAGGGGATTCTTACCAGCATGTGGTTGGGGATGAAGTTAAATTCCAATCGGAAAGGAAAATAAACAAGCTTACCCCTGCGGTTCGTGGTGGTGAGATTAAATATCGGAATTCCCCGTATTATGGAGGCAGGACTTTTATGACCGATATGCCCAACACGAACCACGGGGAACATGACTGGATTTTACGGATGGAAAAGAACATGAACGTGGAACAAATAACGCTGATACTTCATTGTGCTTTTACTATCAATCAGATTAAAATCGAGCTTTACCACGCGGAGAATTCCAAGGATGCCAAAAAATACGAGAACACAAAAAACAAGTTGGATCGCTGGATAGAGCGGTTCCGGTTACTTAGAAAAAATTCAACTTTCTTTTATATTGCCAGTTCCCTTGTGAACGCTGATTTTTTAGGCTTCGATTATTTTAAGGAGCAGCTGGAGACCATGATATTTTCGGAAGTGGCATCTTCCATTTTTTCCATCACTCCGAAACTCGAAAAAGGAAAGCAGTTTTATCCCACGCTTTCCCAAAAGAATTTTTACAAGGATGGGTTTAATTATTCCAGGGTAGATCAAATTGCCTGGGAAGAAGAAATCGAGGAATTATCGCTTGACCTAAAATATATAAATCACGAGCAAGCCATCGAGGGCGGCCTTGATACCGGGAATATGTGTTCATTGGTGACAGGTCAGGACCAGGGGAAAGCGAACAGGATCTTAAAAGAGTTTTATACCATTCCGGGTACCACCCAGCAATGGATTCCGGAACTGGGAGAGAAATTTGTCGAGTTCTATAAATACCATCGGGAAAAACATTTGTTGCTTTATCCGGATAGGTCCACGCATCAATATAAAAAGGTGGGGGAAGACCATGCTTCAAAATTCAAGAAAGCGGTTGAGTACGATAAGAAAGGAAATTCGACAGGCTGGACG